TATGTTTACATTAAGGCAGTCTATCTTGAAGTACCCTCGTCCCTCCGCCTGTTTATAATCTAAACTTGCGTGTCCTGTCACAGGGTGTTCTGGCACTGCATGGAAGTAAACTCCCGTCTTGTGTTTCTCACTTTTGCCATCTTTGATTATCGATGCCGGAGTGTGTTTGAATAATTTCAATGTGTTGTCTCTGTTAAAAAAATCTATGTCTACGTCAGGCATTAGTGTACACTTCCTTTGTCTTTCTCTGCATGTTTGATCATTTTATCACGTGAGCCAGGTTGTAACACTTCCAACACATCGAGAAGTTTCCTGTATCCTTCTGTTTTCAATATGTCTTTGTTGACTTTTGGCATTATGACTCTTCCTATCGATCCGTCTGCTTTTATTATTACAGCACAATCGCCGTCGTCAAACTCTAGGTTATCAGACACTTCTAGATCTATCTTAGACAATCTTGGCCTCCTTTGCTGTGTCCTGTACCAGCATATGATCAGCGGGATAGCTCTTCAACTTGCTTGGCCAGAAACTTGGGTTTATGAATCTTTCTATCATCTGTAATTGTTCGTCGTTGAATGATTTTAACATCCTTTTGCCTGCGTTGCAACCTAGCAACAGCCATGGACTTATCTTGCCTTGCTGTATGTGTTGCACTGCTCTGTTCTTGTTTACAAGTCTGAAGTAGTCCGACCATTGTGCATTCTGTTCTGTTGCCCAGTCCATCATTGTGGTTATACTTCTTTGTAGTGCGGCCTCTACGGGTTCTGATTTCAGTGCCTCTATCAAGTACAATTCGTAGAGGTCATCCCTAGCCCAATGATCCAGTTTCACTTTTGATTGTAGCACATAATCTATGTACTTCTCAGGATACAAAGGGTTGATGTGCATTATGAATCTTCCAAACTTGACGAATGCGTTGTAGTATGAACTCTTGACGAAATCGTCGTATGTTTTTGTTTTTGAATTGTGTTGGTGTATCTGATAGAATCTTTGGAACACCATGAACGCATTGACCACCCATTTTTCATCACGTTGTAGGTACCTTCTCTTTGGCTCACACAGGTGCACCTGTAGTGTACGTTCTTTAGCAAACTCCTTGCCACAGTATGTGCATTTATTTGTCGATGCCATGTGCTTCTATCAATTCCTCTAGTTCTCTGTCTGTTATCACTTTGTCTAGTGTCTCTAGGTCTGCTTCCTTCCACGTGGGGTATATGGCCTGCAATTTCTTCAGACTCTTGTTCGCCACACGCTTCATGGGTTTCAACCATGGATGGAACTGCTGTGTCTCCGCCCCGCACATAGCGGTCAGTATCCATAACAGTTTCTTGTGTTTGCCCAGTGTGAAGCAGTGCTTGTTTACACACTCGTTGACCATTTCAATGTAGTGCTCTACGTAGAATGGATCTTTGGATGACACATTGGAAACGTATCTCATCAGCATGTAGGGAGAGTACAACGACTTCTCCTTGTCATCGATCCTGTCAAAGTAGTCCTTGTTCCTGAAGTCTACTGCTTTCAGTCCGTTCCTTAGATCAAAAAATTTTCTATTTTTTTCTGCTGGCATATTTTAGTGCGAACATTGTACAATCTTTTGCTGTTACAAATGTTAATTTTAGTTTCTTGTTTTTGTGTTGTAAACCTGAAAATTGGAATTTGTGTTTCCGTATGAAGTCAAAGAAATTGTGCATCCAATCTTCATCCATCCACACAGCGATCTTGTTGCTGGTTATCAAGATTGGTGCGTCTATTGTGATTGATTTTCTACCAGACGGAGCCATAGTCCACCTGTTCACATTGTCTCGAGATGTCCTTGACGAAGTAGGCACACATGGGTTTAGGACCATTATGTAATGGTACTGCCAACATCTGTCCAGATTTGATCTTTGGGAAATACCATTTAACTTCTGTGTATATGTCTACCACATCGATTGGATAAAAATCAGGTTTGGGACTTGACAACGGATTGAATGTGAAAGCATCAAATCCTCTGTCGTTAAGACTTGTTATTGGTAAAACATGCATCTCAGATTGTCCTGCTTCACCTATCAGCATCTTCCAATCCAACGGCATCTTTATCTTGTGTGGTCCTATTTCCAACACCGCCGCTGGGGCATTGAAGCTCTCAAGGAATATCAACGGTATATAGAAAAAGTCTGGATTTGCGGGATCTGAATTGTCTAGCACTGCGAATCTCAACTTCTCATCAACCCATTCCGGTATCTTCTCTAGTGTGTATGTTCTGTTATCCAGTGTAAGGATTTTCATAATTTATCTTTTCTATATTATACGGGTAATTGGCCTCTTTGTAAAACTTTTTCCTTGCCCCTAGGTGTCTTTTCGCAAACTTGCAACTGCTGGTGATGTCCCAGATCTGTACGCTGTCTTTGTCTTCCGCTTTCCTGATTCCACGTCCTATGCTCTGTATCACCCTGACAAATGACTTACCTGGCTCTATGAGAACAAGATTAAAAATCCTAGGAATATTAATGCCAACAGCGGCAACTCCATATGTGGCAATAATAACTTTATTTGTTGCAGTAGATATTTCATCGTATTGCTCCTTCCTGTCTGTGTTTTTAGTTGATCCAGATACAAACACTGCATCCTCGATCTGTTCCTCTAATATTTCTCCTGCGGATATCCTATCTACTAGTATCAGTGTGTTACCAGAACTTGATATGTCCTTTATAGTATTAGCGACCCATTTCATCCTGGTCTTGTCTGTGGTCAACCATTTCAATTCCTCACCGTATGTTTTGAATTGTGGATGGTCCTGTGTCTGCAGGACATTCACGTGGCAGTTTGCAAGTACACCTTTGTCTTGTAGTTCACTTGCCTGTATCCTGTTTGATACATCACCTATGCTACATTTCAATCCCATGAACTCGTAATCTGCTTTTGGAACAGTTCCTGTAAGTCCCCAACGTATGCCACAGTGTGCGAATGGACCGGTCAGCAATCTCTTCAGCACATCTGCCTTGGCCATGTGCACCTCATCTATTATCACTGTGTTAATGCCTTGTATGGCTTCTAAGAAATCTGTTGTGTGTTCGTCCTTGCTTTTCTTTTCAAGCACGTTCAATGACTGCCAAGTGGCTATTGTATTGAACCTTCCTAGTTCTTTCCTGTCGCCGTAGTACACACCTACGTCCAAGTTACATGCAAGGAAGTCCTCCTCTGTCTGTGTGACGAGGCTCTTGTTTGGAACTATGGTCAGTGTACGACCATATGGTTCGACCAGTTGGCACAAGGCCGCTGTGATTATGGTCTTACCTGCACCAGTGGCGATCTCCTGTATACTCTGTGGATGTTCTATAAACTTGTTAATTGTTTCTACTTGGTAATCCCTTAATTCGATTGGTTGTCCTGCGGCTGGATGATTCTCTGGCCATGTGATGTGTGATAGGTAATTCTTATCTACCGCTTTGAATTCAAAGTTGTGTTTCTCCCTTCTGTCCTCAACATCTATATACACACCGCCCTCGTCCAGTATAGGAAGTATCTGATCGACCAGATTTAGATATGTTGTTCCGCCCAGTCCAAAGAATGATACTTTACCGTCCCACCTACCCAACTTCACTGCTGGTAGATGTCTCGCATACGGTATCTCGTATTTGAATTTATTGGACAGTCGCTTTCGCCATTCGAGGCTTAGGTTCTCGAACTTCACGTTCACTTCATCTTTTATTACTAGTTTACAACTGCTCATTCTAAAGTTTTACTATTATGTGATCATGCCAATCCCAACTACTTGGTTGGTGATCACTATAATACAACTTTTTTGGAAGATTTTCAAGCATTCTTTTTAGGTTGTCTGTGCCCGTAGCATAGTAACCACCGCCTATTCCGACCAGTGATGCTTTTGGTTTTACTTTGCTCTTTATCAATGCCCTTGGTATTCTATTCCTAACGAATATGATTTTCGTTTGTTCGTTGATCAATTTGAACTGTTTGCTCATTTGATGCAACTCGTATAGGTTCTCAAAGAACTCTTTTGATTTTTGGTTGTCTAAAAGATATGTCCTTTCACTGTTGAAACGTTCTAGGTCCTTCTTGTAGATTGGTTCCTTGACATCAAATCCCCAACTGCATTCATTCAAAAGGTCAATGCCATAAGTCTTAAAGGCATTCATCCACTCCCAGAAATCTTTGACGTCGTCTTCCATGTGTATATCACCACTCACTGGCATTATCAATGGAAAGCAGTTTAATTCTATCAATCCCTTAACAACCTCCTTCTTGCTGAATGCTTTTGAATCAATCCATAACTTGTGATAATTGTTATGTGCTATCTTATGACCTATCATGGTCTCCGCTGGCACATCGATCCCTTTGGTTGATATGTCAAAGTTCTTCAGTGAGTCCACTTGTGTCAACACTGGTTTGTCCTTTAGGTTTCCATTCCAATATTCCTGTAGAGATTCTGGTGCGTTGTCTAACACAACCTCACCTGCTATCAATCTTGCCGTGGGTTTACGATGTCCTATCACCTGTTTTTTGATCTCTTCGTATTCATCGAGCAGACTGTCGTCTGTGAATTTGAAATCATATCTAACGGCTATCAAGGTCAGGTAGTAGGCAGTGACGTCACTGTGTTGGAATGTCCATTTCTTCTTCTCACCGTCATACAGTGCATACGTTCCTGGCAGGCCGCGTTTGTCTTTCATGCAACGTATCAGTTGTATCACTTTCTTGTGATAAGGGAATCTCATCTCTATCCTGTCAACGTTGTCGTCATCTGTGTACTTCTCTATGACCTTGTCAAAACTGATCACACGGAAGTCATCCTCGTACACAGGGTCGTCCAATAACTTCTTGATGTCCATGCCATGGGCCTGGAACTTGGTCAGGTACCTTTTCAGTATCACGAGTGCCAGTCTAGCCTGTTTCTCTGTCCAGGCGTATTGTGACTCTGCCAGTGATCTTACAGTTTCATAGTCTTTGGGGTGTGGCTTAATTACGGCAGTATTTCCTATCATTGAAGGATTTGCCCAGAAATAATCGTTATATGCTAGTATTTTAAGTGCTTCGTTAATTGTTTTTGGCAAATCTGTGTGCATTTTCAAACCTGGTAATATTGATAATTATTAGTATATTATAGCATACTTGGTAATATAGTCAACCTATGAAAAAGACCAGTAAGAAGACTGTCACAGTCAGGAAACAATTAAAGATCAGGTTGGAAAATACTCTGACTATGCGGAAGAACACCAGGAATTTCAAACCCACACATTCTATAGCAGTAAATTGGTTCAA